TGGCGGCAACGCTACTGCCTAACGCATAGAAAGGAATAATTAAATGCCTATGCTTACTCCGTCGCAGGTCCATATTGATGCACCGCTGACAAACCTCACCCTTGCTTACCTCCAGTCGGCTGACAACTTCATTGCTGACAAAGTGTTCCCGATTGTGGACGTTGATAAGCAATCTGATAAATACTACATCTATGACCGCGAGAACTTCAACCGTTCCGGTCAACGCAAGCAACTGGCACCTCGGACCCGTCCTGAGCGTATCGGTATGTCGCTCTCCAATGACAACTACTTTGCTGATGTCTTTGGTCTGGCAACTGACTTTGATGAGCAAACCCTTGCTAACGAAGATGCAGCACTGGAAACTCGTGCAATGGGCGCACAGATGCTCGTTCACAACATGCTGATCGACCGTGAAAAGGACTTTGTTACTAACTTCTTTGGTGACAACATCTGGGGTACCAACTGGGATGGTGTAGCTAACGGTGATAACGACACAGCAGCAGAAGTCACCAACTGGGATGACTACACAAACTCCACCCCGATTGTTGATGTTCGTCGTCTGTCCCGTACTATCCAACTGAAGAGCGGTGGCTTCAAGCCGAACACTATGGTCATCTCCAAGGCTGTACGTGACGTTCTGGTTGACCACCCTGATATTCTGGCACGTCTGAACGGTGGTGCGACTGTAGCTAACACTGCACTCATCACTGATGCAAAGCTGGCAGAAATCTTTGAGGTTGAACGCCTCTTCGTCATGGAAGCAATTGAGAACACTGCTGCTGAAGGTGCTACAGAAAGCAATGCCTTCATCGGTGGTAACCACGTCCTCCTCTGCTATACTCCTGCAAGTGCTGGCCTCCGTGCCCCTGCTGCTGGTCTCACCTTTGCTTGGAACTCTCTGCCGGGTGTCTCGAACCTCGGTCTGACTGTTGAGAGCTTCACAGGTGACTTCCTCCGTGTTGAAGGTATCGCAGAAGAAATCCACGTTAAGATGGCTTACGATCAAAAGGTTGTCGGTAGTGACCTTGGTGGTTTCATCAACTCCGTCCTTGCGTAAATAAATACTCTGGTGGTCCTCTGTTGTAGTTATCAGGGGGCCACTGGCCTTATATAATAATAATGGAATAGTACTATGACCACTAAAGAATATCAACAGTATATGTTTGACAATGAGTTTGGTTGGCAGGTAGATCGACCAGTCTTTATTAAACTTCCGTTTTTTGCCTTTGGGCGTCAATGGAACAAAGGTGACCACTTCACTTGGCATACACAAGCCTACCGTGAGGAAGACCACCGCAAGATGCTCCGAGATGTTCACAACCTATACCTCTCTGGTAAAATCCACCATGATAGTGCACGAGAAGTAGAACAGAAGGTTGGTGACCGTCTAGGAGAACTTGATAAGGAAGAAATCGCAAGTCTTATTCGTCTGGTTAATGTGGAAGTCAAGAAGCGGACTACTACAGATAAAGAATACCAGACCAAACGCATCAAGCAGTCTAAAATCCTAGATAAACAACGTGGCCTCATTCGAGCATGGCTTAACCGTAATTCTTGGGCTTTAGACATTTACACTGATATTCGAGATGACCTTCTTGAGAAGGCTAATAGTAAAACCCTAGAACCTTCTGTAGAGCAAGAGGAACCCTAAATGGCTTGGACCTACGATGAAACTAACCTGAACACTTCTACAGCTATTGGTAGGCTTAATGCAGTTAGGCTCCTCGTAGGTGACACTAACACAAGTGACCAACAAGTCCAGAATGAAGAGATTTACTTTGCACTATCTCAAAGTGGGGATAACATCTACAGTGCTGGTTCTTGGATATGTAGGACTATCGCTTCTAAGTATTCCCGCCTAGTGGATACAGACTTAGATGGTCAACTGTCTGAAAAATACAGTCAACTACAAGCCCACTACAAGAGCCTAGCAAGTGACCTAGAGTTCCAAGCCACTAAAGTGGGTGCCTCCCTAGGGTTTGTAGCAGGTGGCCTCTCCAAGAGCAATATGAAGGCTGTAGAGACTGATACAGATCGTACTGGTAGTCGCATCCGTAGGGATCAATTCCGCTATCAAGAAATCTACTCCTCTGACTATCTGGATAACGACTGATGAACCTTTCAAGTAACGTCCAA